GCCGGTTCCGGCTGCTCTGTTTCCCCGGCTTCTTCTGCCGCCGTTTCCCGCAACGGCTGCGCCGGGGCCTCTGCCTCCGCTGCTTTCATCGTGCCCGACGCAATGGCCTGCTGCTGTTGGGCGCGGCTCAGCGCCGGAGCAGAAGCAGGCGGTAGGGCGGCACCGCCCTCCCCCTCCGCAAACAGCTGCAGGTCCACCATGCACTGCTCCCCGCGGCCGCTCAGGTCCGCAAAGCGCACGTTGTCCGGGTAGCGCTCTGCCAGCAGGGCAAAACCTGCCTTGGCAAATTCAAATGCTCCCTCCACCCAGGGCTTCCGCGGGGCAGCCGCTGTCACGGCCAGGCGCGGGCCCTCCGGCTCGTCCCAGGCATCGCTTTTGGCACTTTCCTCCCCGGCCAGCAGATAGACCAGCGTCTGCATCAGGGTGCTTGCCCCGGCGCACACGATGTCCTGCCCGGCCGGGGCATAGCCCGCATGGCCCGCCGCTTCCAGCCGGAGGGTCGGGCCGCTGGGGCCGTCCAGTTCGGTATAGGTCACTTTGATCATGAAACCGCTCCTTTCATCGCTCTTGCCGCTGCCGCCGTGCTCAGGTTCTCTCCCGGGCCGCTCAGGGGCCCTTGTTTCAACTGCACCAGCTGGCTCTGCAGCTGTTCCAGCCGCTGGGCCAGCGTGCCGTTCTGGCGCACCCGCTGGCGGACTTTTTCAATGCCCTCAAAATCCATCATTTCCAGCGCCGCCAATGCCGCGTCCGCATTCCGCGGGGCAAAGAACCCCAGCTGGTAGCACTCTTTTGCCGTCTCATTCTGGGAGAGGCGGCTGAACGTTGATTTCTTCTCCGCGCTGACCACGATATCAAAAATGGGCTCCCGGCTGCCCAGCTCCACACCGCCCACACCGGGCAGGGCCTGTGCCCGGAGCGCCGCGCCGGAAAAGTGCACGAACTCGCTCCGGCCCGTCTCCCCGATGATCCGGAAAACGCGCTCCTCGTCGTAGAACTGCCGCATCAGGTCTATGATGAGGTAGCATTCTTTGGCAAAGGCCCGGTAAGCGCTCTTGAGCATATCACGGGAGAGCTTGCTGCCCGCCTCCTGCAGCGCCGCAATGGCCGAAGCCGCCGTCACGCCGCCTGCGGTGCCGCCCTGGGTCATGTCCCGGTTGCCGCTGATCTCTTTCAGCTCCTCAATGCGGCTGTTGCGGTAGCTCAGGCTGTTGCCCTGCAGGCCGGTGGTCTGTAAGGGCCGGAAACTGTCGTCTCCCAGCCGCCCCACCACATGCACGATGTCCCGGGAGAAGTCCGCCAGCTCTTCCTCGTTCACCCCCGCCGCGTCGCTCAGCACATACCGCTGTTTGGAGGAGAGCAGGACGTTCTCGTCCATGGCGTGGTTCATCCGGTCAATGGCGGTCTGGCACTCTTTCATCACGTCGATGTACCCAAAACCCGCCGGGCTGTCCTCCTCCACAAACAGCGGGTCAAACACAAACGGATACTGGCCGTGGTCGTAAAAACCGCGTCCGGCGTATTCCGGGTCGTTCTCGCTGGCGTAGAGCACCACCCCGTTGCAGAACTTGCAGTAGTGGAGCACCCGGCGGCCCTCCGCGTTCCGCTTTTTGTAGTACCAGTCCACCACCACGCTCTTGCCGTTGGTGTCCAGCCCGCCGTCGTGGAGGTAGTGGGGCACCTCCAGCGCGCTGGTGCTGTGGCCCTCCAACTGGGGCCAGCGCTCCGTCAGCTGGTCCGTATCTTCCAGGCTCAGGGAGAAAAAGTTGGGGGACGCCTGGATATCGTTCACGCCCGGCTCCCAGTAGAGCATCAGCAGGTTCATGGGCCGCACCGTGATCTCGCCCACACCGCCCCGCTGTTCCGGGTCCCAGAACACCCCCTTGACGCCGGTGCCCTGCTTGAGCTTGCGCCACCAGGTGTCGCTGTACACCTGCTCATAGTCCGCCTGTTCCAGCACCACAGGCAGCACGCTGGAAAGCACCCGCGCGGTCTGCTCATCGTCCGGGGCCCGGGGCAGCACATTGGGGGCCGGGTAGTTGTCCATGGCGTCGGCATGCTTGTTGGCAATGGAGTTGAACAACCACCCGCTGGACGGCTGAGGCTTGCCCTCCATCATGGGGTTCTGGTAATTTTTCCAGTGCCCCATCCGAAACCACAGCTCGTTGTCCACCAGCCGTTGGTCCAGCGCCGCCTTGCCGACCTTGTACTTCTGCAAGATCTGCTCTGCCCGCGCCACCTCCTCCGCCCCAATGGGCGGCTTGTCGTTCCATAGCTCTGTCATTTGTACCTCCGTTTCTAAAATTGTTTTTCTTTGTTACCATCCTTGCCCTCTCCGTCATTGCTTCGCAATGCCACCTCTCCCAGAGTGAGAGGCTTTGGCAGTTCGTAAAGTTCCCTCAAAACGCTATGCGTCTATATAAAGCGAAACCTCTTTGCCAAGGGCTCTCCCTTTGGGAGAGCTGGACGCCGTCAGGCGGCCTGAGAGGGCTAGCCCGCCGCCCTTTATACCCTATAAACCCTCGCCCTTTTGTGCAGCTCCAGCGGGTCATCCCGGAGGGGCGGCACCGTCTTCTGCCGGGGCGGCGCGATGGGATGTTCCATCAGCACATAGCGGCACTCGTCGTAAATGTGGTCTTCCTGCCGGGTGTCGATGTCCTCCACATTGCTCTCGTCGTACACCAGGTTCGGGATGGTCCGGATGAAATGCCGGCAGGTGCTGAACACCTGAAACATCGGCCTGCCCTCCCCGTCAAAGGCCAGCCGGTAGTGGAACTGCATCTTGCCCGCCAGCCGGGTGTGGTCGCCGGGCCGCCAGTGCAGGAAATTGGGCGCCCGCTCCATCATCGCCGCGATGCTCTCGCCCCGGCTCTCGTCAAAGATGGCAGGGTCCGCGATGCCCTGAATGACCCGCCCCCGGAGCAGCGGGTCGTTCTGCTCCACTTCCCGGATTTGTCTTGCCTGCTCCACCGGGTCGATGCGCAGGCCCTCGTTGGGGCGTCCGGTGCAGCCGTACAGCTCCTTGACGCGGTAGAGCCGCCCCTCTTCGTCCGCCGCGTACCATCCCACCGAGAACGGCTTGGAGAAACCGAAATCGTAACCCCGGTAAATTTTCCAGTGCTTCGGGATGGCAAACGGCGCAATGACATGGGTCCAGCGCTGGTCGTCGTAGTGGGCCGGGTCGTTCCGCCACTCGGTGAACACCTGCCCCTGAAAGCTGTCCCAGCTGCCGTAGAGCAGGGCCTGCTTTTCCGCTTCCGGCAGGCTGGCCAGAGCCGCCAGATAATCCGGGTCGTTTTCCAGCAGGGCCGGGTTATCGAACACGCTGGACGGGATGAACACCCGCGCCCGTTTCAGTTTTTTCTCCGTGCCGTCCGGCATCCGCACCGGGTATTCTTCCACGATGGGCGTACCGGGCGGGGCCGGTGTGATGAACCGGGCCTTGACCCAGCCGTGCCCCACCCCGCCGGGGTTGGTGGTGGCCCGGAGATACACCCGGGTGCCCGGGCCGGTAGGGCGGTTGCGGCTCATCAGGTAGCTGTACTCTTCCCATTCAAAGTGGGTGAGCTCATCAAAGCCGATAAAATCAAAGGCCTTGCCCTGATAGTTCGTCCGGTCTTTGGTGTACTGCAGGGAGCCAAAATAAATCTTCGCCCCGCTGGGGAACACCCACACATGGCTGGTGGCGTTGTACTGCGCCCCGGGGAATGCCCGGCGGTAGTACAGCTGGCTTTTGTCCACAAGGTCGGTCAATTGCGGGTAAGTTTTACGGAGGATGAGGGCCCGGTAGTGCGGGATGTGCACCTGCCGCAGCGCCTCGATCACCAGCGCGTCGCTCTTGCCGCCGCCTGCCGCCCCGCCGTAGAGGGCTTCCGGCTCCGGCCGCCGCATAAATTCCAGCTGCCTCGGCTGGGGCCGCCAGACCACGGCGGCTCTCTTTGGTTCACTCATGCTTCCTCCACCGACGGCAGCAGCACCACGCCGCAGACCGTGCCCTCGGCCTCTACACCCTGCTCGTTCAGCGCCCTCGCCACCGCGGCCAGGTCTTTTAAAACAGCGGTGGCTTCTTTCAGTCCCTTGAAGCTGCCGGGGTCTGCCGGGCCGTCTTTGTCCGCTGCCTTTCGGGCCGTTTTCTGCCGGGCGTTCAGCTCCCGGACTTCCTGCGCCAGCAAGGTACTCAGGGTGTCGGTGGCCCGCTGTAAGCTTTCCATGCTCTTACTGACGGACTGTTTTGTCTGCCCCATCCTGGATTCTTCACTTCCTTTCCTGTTTGGCTTGGCAACAGGATACCACAGCATTCGGCCCTCCAACAGTACACATTTTTCAGATACTTTTTGCTTATTTTTGATTCGATTATCCAAATTGTATAATCAAAGCATATAAAAACCTCCCTGCCTGTGTTCTTTTTCACAAGCAGGGAGGTTTCATGCTGTAATTCTTTACCAAAAGCCGCTTAAAAATCGCGCATTCTTTCCGAGGGGCTCTTACAGCGTCTCCACCCGGTCAAACAGGCCCTTGGCGGCTTCCACAGCGTCCTTGCTGCCAAACGTCACCCGGACGCTCTTTGCCATCTGCCGGGGCAGAGCGGCGGCCTGCGCTTTCAGGGTGTCGGCGTCCACGGCGCAGAGGGCGGCACGGTCGGCCGCTGCCATCCCGTCGGTGATGCCGCAGAAATACCGGCGGTCCAGCTCCTTGGCCTGGGCGTAAGGCTTGCGGGGCGTGTCGAGCTTTGCCACCGTGCCCACGATGAACTCGTTCACGTCCTTTTCGGTGTAGTCCCGCGCGGCCAGGTCTGCCGGGCCTTTGGCAAAGGTGTCATAGCTCTCGGTCAGGTGCGGGTCACGGTAGGTGTAGAGGTACTCCACGCCATCCTGGGTCAGCATCCCGGTGCCGTACGCGCCGCCCACCTCGCGGATATGGTGCCACAGGTACTCGTAGCTCATCACCCGGGCCAGCACCTTGCGGGCAGCGCACCGCTCCATGGGCCAGACCAGCAGGTCGTAGTTCACGCCGCCGTCAATGATGAACGCCTCGTTCACCGGGGCCGTCAGCTCCTCGGTGTAGGCGCAGGCCGTGCCCCGCTCCGCCTCCGCAAAGGCACTGCCCGGCAGCAGCTTCCGCAGGGTGTCCAGCCCGGCCTCACTGCCATGGAAGCTCACGGTCAGCTGGGCGTGGTGCAGGATCTTCTCCCGCAGGGCCTCAAATTTGGCCCCCACAGCGGCCCAGTCGGCCTTTTCCAGCAGCTCGCACAGGAAATGATACGCCGTCACGCCGCTCACCCGCTCGGTCAGGGCGTTCTCCACGGTAAAGTGTGCCCCGGCGCGGACGGCCGCATAGCTGTTGCCCTGCTGGATGAACTGCTGTTCCATGTTCAGCTTCTGCTGGCTCAGCACCCGGGCATAAGCGGCCTCGGCGCCTGGCCCGGTCAGCCGGGTCTCGTACAGCCACTCGCCGCCCAGCTCCACGGCCTTTTCCAGGCTCCGCTCCAGCAGGCTCATGCTCAGGGTCAGCTTGGTGTGGCAGGGGCTGCCCGCCTGCCGTCCGGTCCAGATGCTCAGGGCCACGCTGCTGTTGCCCAGCCAGGTGCCGCGCAGGGCGTTCAGCTCCCGGGCCGTGTGGCGCGGGGTGTCCAGCTCGTCCAGTACGTCGGTCAGCAGATCGAGATACTGCATTTCTTCCGGTGTCAGGCTGCCCAGGTCGTAGTAGAAATTCAGGTAGGTGCTGCCCGCCGAGGGGTGGTGCAGCAGGGTAGCTCCGGCCAGCTGCTCTTCCCCGCCCGCGGCGCTCTTTTCCCCGCTGCCAAGATCGGCCACGGTCAGCGGGTGCTCCAGCACCAGCTTGCCGTCCACACGGGCAGCCTGTGCCTCTTCCTCTTTCTTGGGCAGGGTCGGCACCTGGGTCACCTGCACCGGCTCTGCCGCAAACAGGTCTTTCAGCAAAGCATCGAACCAGCCCTCGGCCAGTTTCTCCCGCAGGGAGGCAAACAGGTTGTTGGTGTGCAGCAGCATGGCCGGGTCGCCGGTGTGCAGCCAGCCCGTGGCCGCGTTGATGGCGTCCAGCACGCCGTCCGGGATGCTGCCCGGCCGCTCCAGCGAAGCAAACTCCGCCGCGTTCAGAGAGGCCAGCAGCAGGTCTTCCGGGATGCCCTCAGCCAGGATGTCGTCCACGGCTTTCCGCACGCCCGCGGCAAACCGGGCCGCCGTATCCTCGGTGGCACCGCGCAGCACCAGCTCCAGCGTGGGCTGTAACGTACTGTCGTCAAACCCGATGTCGATGTCCGCGCCCAGCTTCTCGTTCAGCAGGGCCGCTTTCAGCGGGGCCTGATTGGAGCCCAGCAGCGCGTCCAGCAGGATCTCCACGCCCAGCTGCCGCTCCCGGTCTGCAAAGGCTCCGGTATACCAGGCCAGAGCGCACTGCACCTCGTCGGCCTCCGGCTTCTCGGTGTAGTAGGGGATCTTCACCTGCACGCCCGGCTGCTCGTCCTGCATCGTCAGGCGGGGGCGGCTGGCGCCCTTGGGCATCCTGCTCAGGTAGGCCTCGTCGAGGAATGCCAACGCCTCCCCCATGTTCAGGTTTCCGTACAGAGTGATGCAGCAGTTGTCCGCGCTGTAGTGGCGGTGGTACACCCGCTTGTACTTCTCATAGGTCAGCGCCGGGATGGAAGCCGGGTCGCCGCCCGAGACAAAGCCGTAGGCCGTGTCCGGGAACATGGCCCGCTCCAGCGCGTTCTGCAGCTGGGCGTCCGGGGAAGCCAGAGCGCCCTGCATCTCGTTGTAGACCACGCCGCTCACGGTGCCGTCCTCGCCCCGGTGCCAGCCCTCCTGCTCAAACACGGCCTTGTCCACCATGGCCAGCGGGCAGAACACCGCGTTGAGGTACACGTCCATCAGGTTCTTGAAATCCGTCTCGTTGGGCGTCGCAAAGGGGTAAACGGTCTTGTCCGGGAACGTCATCGCATTGAGGAACGACGCCATGCTGCTCTTGAGCAGCTGCAAAAACGGCGATTTGACCGGGTACTTCTCACTGCCCGCCAGCACCGAGTGTTCCAGGATATGGAACACTCCCGTGTCATCGGACGGGAATGTCCCGAACCCGATGCCAAAGCCCTTGTTATGATCGTCATTTTCCACCAGCAGTACCGACGCCCCGCTGACATCATGGGTCAGCACCGTCAGGGTGCCGTGCTGCTCCGGGCAGTCTTCCTGCTTTACCAGAGTGTAACCGGGATATTGCTTCATCGCTGTTTCTCCTTTGGTTTTTATTTTTTTGTCTTTATTGTATCATTCTTCCGGGTAAAACACAACAAACCAAAAACGGCAGCATCCCGCTCCCGGGAAGCTGCCGCTCTGTCTTTTAATTTACGCTGTCGGTAATGACCCCCGC